AACGTCGCGTCGAGCGTCGTGATGTCAACAAGCTCGCGGTCCCGCATTGGCGGCTTGGCATTGACGATCAGGTCGATGGTTTTTGCATCGACGGTAACAACCGTCCCGAGTCCGATGATTGGCGTAGGCATGGCTTTCTCCTGCTATGGAATGATCTGCACACTTAATGCGGCGACATGCGCCACGTCATCACTACTGACACTGCGGGGAATGTAATCGTCCGAGTGATCCTCGACGAAAATCCCCTTGACGGTCGTATCCGCGAACGCTCCGCGATAGTTGTTCAGCTTGTCCCTGACCGCCAACGCCAAGTCTTGGCATTGGTCCAGGTCTTCGCTGACACACTCGATGTCGAAGAATTGCTCATACCCCGAAGGCGATCCGCCGTCCAGCGTACGCGGTTCGTCAGTACGTGCTCGTCGAAACCAAATGTATGGCACGATGGATGATTCAGGCACGATGCCTTGATGCACCCGCGTCGATACAACAGCGGCAATGCCAGCGTCGGCCGTCAAAAATGTCCGCAATCGTTCGGCGACGTCAGGCATTATCGGGATGCCTCGCGTTCAAGATTTCGGCGGAACGTCTCCGCAAACTTGGCCACAGCCACACTGACATTGCGTTCAAGAGCAGGTCCGACAAACGGGCGGCCTTGCACCTGTCCAGCATTTACCGCTTGCGTCTGGCCCTTCTGCAAAAACTTTTTATTTCGACGCACCAATGCAACGTCAGCCATGCTAGCACCAGTGCGGCCACTCACCGCGATACGATGGCCCATTTCAACCAAGTGAGCATAGTTGGCTGGCACTCGGCTTTTGCCACGGTAGATGCCTTTTACGTTGCGATCCGATCCAACGACGGTTGCCACAACTCCGCTGCGGTAGGTCTTCGTTTTCATCACCAGCGATTGCCGCAGCAATCCAGAGCGGTCAACGAATGCGGACGTTTTGCGAGCGGTTGCTAATACCGGCCGCGACGATGCTACATTCGCCCGCCGCAAAATACGACGACGCACGCTGTTTTTCAGCGTGTCAAACTTGCCAACCAGCGGCGCTATGCCTTGGACGTCGATTTTAATTTGCACCATCGACAGCCTCCGCGCAAAGCAATTCAATCAGCCCTTTATCCTGGCCCAAATCGTTGACGTGCCCGATATTTAAGCGTCGCGTTCCCCACTGCAAGTAATGCCTCACCGTAATCTGATCGCCACGCCGCCACCACCCACGCACTACATGCGACGCCGTAGGGTAGGTCTGGCGAGCGTTGATAAGCTCTACGCCCGTCAGCGTGCGTATCTCGCATGGCCAAGCAATCGTTAAGCTAACGTCGGCTCCCGTGATCTGTCCGCGACTATCAACAGCCGTAGCTGGCCGCTTGACGTCGACGCGTTGCCGCATCGAGCCTAGGCGGGTTGTCTGCGGAATGATTCGCGGTAGTCTGGCGGCCATTACGGATAACTCGTGCGTTGGTAGCGTAAAACCATTCGTTCGTAGGCCATGTTTTCGGTCAGCTTTTCGAGTCCCTCGCGGTCTTGGAATCGTCGAGCGATGTCGACGAGCATTATCTGCTTGAATGCTTGCGGAATGGCGGCTTGCGACGCATATCCGGCAACGAATGTCACAGTGACGCTATTCGGCTCGCCTCTGGCCGATGGCCAATCCTTTAGGTAGGCCAGTTTGATTTTCGGGATCTGCTCGTTGTTGTCGAGCGCGTAGTCCGCGCTCGTGAATGTATATGTATTGCCGTCGTCACCAATGTAGGTGATTGATGTCACGCTCTGCACCGGCCTAACCGGCAAGTAAATTTCCGGTTCGCCAGGGAAGTCGTCGAGCGTCAGCGTATGCGTGCCTGTCGCCAGCACAACGCTACAATCATACTCGACTTGCTCGCGTGCGGCTTGTATCAACCGCAGCACGTGCGCGTCGTGCGCGTTGTCGTCGTCGGCTAGCTCAAGATGTTTCTTCGCCTCCGCCAACGTCACCGGCTCGAAAGTCGGTGACGTTGTGCGAATAGCTCGGCGTTCGCCTTGCATGGCTTACACTCGCAGAATGGAACCGTACCCACGTTCCGAAGCGGACACGCCCACGTCACCGGCTCGGCTCAACAGCGCGAACGCGGCAAGGAATGTTCCAGTCGATCCATCGCCAGCGGTGGCGACGAGATCGATGTACCGCTTGCGGCCACGCAGGTCGACTTCGAACAAGAAACACTTGTTATCGTCGGTGGCTGTTGGCAAAGCGGAAGTCGTGCCCGCAATGCTGGCGCTGGTGCCGTAGACCAGCCCCGTGATATCAGCCGCGCCGCTCATGCCACTGTCGTCGCTTTCTTGCAGCTTCAAAGCCGTCATCGCAATGTCGGTGGCGCCAAGATAAACCAGGACTCGCAGATAAGCAAATCCGGCCGTGTCAATGGTCGCCGTGGTGTAACTGGCGTTGTCGACAATCGCCGCGGGCGGCGTAATGCTCACGAACTTGTCATGCTGTGCAGGATTCATTTTGTTTCCTTTGCTTGGTATGCGGGAAAGCGGCTAGCGGTTGCTAGCCGCGAGAATGTCAATCAACACTAGCTGCCAGGAGTCGACAGCATCACAATCGAGCCAGCCACGCTGGCCGTGCCCGTTTCATGCACCTTGATATCGAACCGCTCGGTTCCAAGGATGGCGATTTGCTGCGTGAGGAACTTGACCTCGCGGGACAAGTCCACAGTAACGCCGCGACGATCGCCAAACTTGACGCCTTGGCGCAAGTTGCCGAAATACACGAGTCCGTCCGTGCTGGCTTGGTCGCCGGTCGTGTTGTTCATCACCTCGACAAACACCACCGGATAGCCCAAAAACTGCACCTGCGACGCACCGCCCGCGATCTCGCGAGTAGTGTTGCCGCCAGCCGCAGCCGCAAGCCGCAGCATCGACAACGCCCAGCCGCTTCTGTGGATGTACCACGACGGCCCGCCGTTCATGAACGCGTAGCTGGGCAGCTTGGCGATCATGCCTTCGAAATCTTCCAGGTCAAGCTTTTGGAACCCCAGGTTGCCAGCAATCGCGGTGTATTTCGCACCGGCAGCCAGTGCGTTTTTGATACCGACGATGCCGCCGTAGGTCGACGTTCCGTCGCCGTTGAATCCGGCATTGTCTTCGTTATAGGCCATGGCTAAAGCCATTTCCTGCGTGATGAGATTGCCGACAGCAATCGCACTGTCTTCGTCAACGTCCCGGCTGTAGTAGCTCAACGCACCCAGCTTTTTGGCGACCAGCTTAACCATGTCCAAAGTCGGCGTCGTCTCGGTGGGCGTGCCCGTTTCGCCGATCCAATAGCCGGTAATGCCATTGGTTCGACGAGGCGTGTCCTTAACATCCCGAGCCATTGGCACAATTTCAGCGGCACGGCGAATGACGCCGTATTCATTGACCAGACGAATCAGATTGGCTTCGTATTCGACGGGAATCAAGAATCCGCCGTCCGAATCGCTGCTGCCGCTCATCGCGTTCTGGACGTCGATGCCAAGGCTATCCTGACACCACTGGCCGGCCGACTTGTTGCCCGCGACGGCCATGACAAGCTTCCCGAAACCATACGCGGCCTGCGCGGCGTGCTCACCTTGGAATGCGGTGATCGGAGCCCGAGCGGTGGCCTTCGCTGGAATGCGAATCCGAGCGAACAGATTGCTCGCATCGAGAACGCCCTTCGATTCGTGAACGGCCGGAATTTGCCGCGACGCCTGCACACTGGCAAGCTCACGCTCGAACGCGGTGGCCTGTGCCAGTTGCTTTTTCAGATTGGCGACAATGCCGCCATTCCCGTCATCGCCGATCAGTTCCGCGATGCGGGCGGATTCCTCCGCTTTCGGCTCGCGGTTTTCGCTGTCGATGACATTGGTGAGCGCCTGAACTTCGTCGAGCGAAGCGGCGATCTTTTCTTGCAAAACCTTCGATTTCATCTGGCATCTCCTGTTGAAGTTGGCCGGGTGCCAACGACAAAGGGCACAACCCGGCGTAAGCTGGATCGTGCCCCTAACAAGAGACTCGATTGATTTGGCCGCAGCGACTAACAAGACGCCGCGACCATCGAAATATACTCCACTGGACGCGTCCTAGCAAGATGCTCGCGCCAAAGCCAGTCGGCGACGCATGGCGGCCGCCGCGACGTTTGGCGATACACTGGCAGCCCCTGTGAGCAAATCCCGAGGCGTTTTGGCAAACATCCCATCGCGGACACAAGCTTTGACCGCTAGCTGCTGGCCGACAGCATCGGCAAATCCATTTTTGACCGCTTCCTCAGCCGTCATCCAGGTTTCGGCGGCCATCCACTCGCGGATCTTTTCTTTGTCCTGCTTGGTGCGTGCGGCGTATTGCTCAACAAGCTGATCGTCGATTTTCCGCAGCAACGCGGCCGCTTTTTCGTGTTCCGACGCGTTGCCGTACAGCCCGCCCCAGGCGTTGTGGATCATCACCATGGCGTTCGCCGCAATCTCGATGCGACTCGCAGCCATCGCGACGAATGAAGCGGCGGAAGCGGCCAACGCGTCGATCTGGACGACGACGCCCGGCGTGTAGGCGGCGAGCGCCGAGTACATGGCCTGCCCCTCGAACACGCTACCGCCCGGCGAATTCACACGCACGCGGACAGGTTGCCCGCCGGCCTCGCGCAGTTGGTCGACCATCCATTTTCCGTCGAGCAGCCCATAGTAGGACGGCCCGATTTCGTCGTACAGCATGATTTCTTTCACGTGACATCTCCCGCAACGATGGCCGTTGCTAGTTGGTCGATACGATCTTGCCACAACGCGGTTTCCGCCCTGATGGCCTCAGCAAGCCCGTCAGGAACGCGGCTAGCGACTTCGGACAGCCTCCGCTTACTTTCAGCAGTCCAATCATTAGCAAGCGTAGGCGGCCCGTCACACTCGCTCACAGCGGAAGCGACGCGTTCCGTCCACGTCGCGTAAAACTTGTCGATCCAGCCGACAAAATTTGGTTCGCTTGCTGCTT